CCGTGGAATATATTTTAAGAGAGAACAAAAATTGCAATATGTGGTGGACCCATACATCTCCTTGCCTTTCGGCACGTAAGAAGCTAACCTACATGTGTCTAGCATGAAATTGGCCTCAGATTAATGTTAAGCGTCTTGCAGGACGCGTAATGTTAACTGGGGCTTTTCTCTATCTGCCGTTGGTGTTCATGCCCGAGGCAGATAGCCTCAAGCACCCACAGCCATTCTACTTAACTACCGTTACCTCGCCAATATGAAATCAGTCAGAAAGGCGATCCATAAGAACAACAGCAAGGCAATAAATTGCCATTACAGCAGCAATAGCCAGCGCACATTTCAGAACCAGCACAATGACCTCCCACATTTGACGTACACGTGCATGATTCAATATGTGGCAACCTCCTCCTTGCTTCAATGCAAAATCAAGTATTGTTGTATAACTATTTAACCAACTCCCTATCCCCGCATCTCAGGCGCCCAACTTATGTGTGCGGGGCGTTTTTTAATACCTTACCCCCAGCGGCAAATCAAATACACCACCAGCGCCACCGCCAGTGCAATACCTACTGTTGTGAATGCCTCAGGCCAGCTCATTGATTCACCTCCTTCGTGGTTCTGGTAGCGGCATCCAGTCGGTTACATTGCGGCTCTGTGTTTCAAAAAATTCATTACCATTGCGGACAATATCGAAAAACTCACTGTCTCGATATTGCGCATGAAGAACGAATGCGCCATCACATAAAATAATTACGTGCTGACCATCACCTGGCATTCGCTCACTACAGCTTATCCAACCGCCCGAAGTTACCGGAGAGTTGCCAGTCTTACGCATGGCAATCTCCACGATTTCAACCATATCTCCTGGTGGAATTTTACAGTGCTGACCCAAATGCCTCTGCTGCCTGGCATACTCAAGGATGTGCTCCAGTTTGGTTCGATTAATCATGATTTATCTCCCTTAAGCATGGCTGCACGACAGGCCTCTTTGAGCACCCAGTCAACCGCGTCTTTCCATGCTCCGGTTTCGACTGGCGGATTTTCACGCTTAACCTGTTCATAGAAACGCACTGCTTTAATCAATCCTTCTGGTGTCAGTGGCACAGGTGTAGCGGTGAATAGAGGTTTAGGTGTTATCTTCTGCACGTTTTGCGTATGCTTCAACTGTGTCAGGATTAAACAGGATTATGTTTTCGCCGTATTCCCACGCTATCGGCTCTGCTTCCAGCGATGCCAGAGCAATTTTGAATAACTCACCCTCTACTCATGCCACCCCTGAATTGGGGTGGCATTTCGCAATCGCTATTTTTAATTTAGCTTCTTCGATTAATTGCTCTTTTGTTAATTCAGTCATTTTTCATTACCGCCCTTTCGGGCGGCCTCCTGATGTTTTGAGGGTGCAGGAATCCCTCCTGTTAAGGATTAAATTTTATTTACAGTGCTGAGATTAATTATTCAGATTTGAATTATGTTTTCTCTTTCACTTCACGCAGTCCTGATTGTTAATTTGGCTCACAGTACCACCTCCTGCAAACTTCCCTTCCAGAAAGCCAGCACGCGCTGCATAGTTTCGCTCTGACGGCACTCTCGGCAAATTATGTTCTGTCTCCTGTTGTAACGGCGTATCTCGCTATCTGGCAATGAATAAACCAGGTCGGGGTCGTTCTTCTTTTTCACTGCCGCTCTCGACATTTTTTTGCAGGCTTTTATCCAGTCCTTACGAGCCTGTTCTGAAGGAAATATTCCATGGCCTGAACCATATAGCGTGCCACTAACTACCAGCTCTTTCGCCAGAACTTCTATCAGGTGTCTCGTTGCTCCGGTTTCATCCTCCAGTTGCTTACGTGTTTTCCTCCCATCTCTGCGCACCAGTTCCACAATACGCGCCTTCAGTTGCTCCCGATATTCAGGTGTAAAAACGTTTCTCATAAGTGCCTCACCTTTCCGACACAACGCGACTGGAGGAATCGACAATCTGTCGGACAATATCCCGGTGTTTATTCAGCTCCCGCAGCGCGGCGCAGACGCGCTCCCACTTCTGGACATGATTTTTCGCCCGGCGCAGTTCGCGGTTTGCCAGATGCAGCGATGGTAAAATCAGGTCATCCGCCCGCGTTTCGGTGAACGATGGCAGCGACTGCACAATGTCCGCCACAGTTTCTGTTTTAATTTCTTCCTGTGTTACAGTTTCCTGTGCTGGTAACGCAACACCTGCTGGCTGAGGAAAGGCTTTACCATCTGTTTCCGTTACCAATGCGGCTTTCGGCTCTGCTGGTAAATTATCGTCCGGCATGCAGTAACGAAATTTACCGTTCTGATTTACGCGAATCAGGCGACCTTTGCTGATTGCCTGAGCCAACGTTGAAGCCACTTTGCGTGATGTGATACCGAACAGCGTAGCCAGCTCATCAGCCGTTTGTGGTCCGCGTTGTTCAATCGTCGCCGTTAAATCGCACTCTGAGATTTTCGCTACTGTTGCCGTGGTAGTTTCTTCATGAAATTCAGCCCGGGATGCTTGTTCCTGCTGAGCATTGCTACCAGCCACACGCCAGGTGTATGCGGTTTTATCAACGAAACCAGATTTTTTCAGTTCCCACAGCTCATTCAGTACCTCTTCACGACTGATATCAAGTCGCGCAGCAAGTTCTATGGATGTGGCTTTTCCCATTGCTTTCAGTGCGTCAAAAACAGTCTCCATTAAATTTTTTCTCCCGGTAAAAATTACTTCGTGATTCCTGGCTGGACGACATTCTGGCGCCAGCTTTCCCAGTTAAAAGTCACCCAGCGCCCGCCGTTCATGGTCATGCGATCCATAATCCTCTCGCCGAGCAACGTTTTCATGGCCTCATAGTTCAGGTTTGTCAGCATCCCCATACTGCACATCGATGCTGTCCGGCGATCAACAATCTGATGCAGCACCACCTGCTCGTTTTTCGTCTCACGCTGAATGCCAATTTCATCAAGAACCAGCAGATCCACTTCGCACAGTTCCCGCAAAAATTTTTCGCCTGACTGCCCGTCGTCATAGCTGGCGTGCAGGGCACTCATAACATCAGCCACAGTAACCACTATCACTGTCTGGCCGTCTTTCAGCAGGCGATTCCCGATAGCCGCCGCCAGATGGTTTTTTCCGGTACCAGGTTTTCCGCTGAACGCGAAATTTGTGCATCCGGTCATCAGTTCATCAGCGATGGATTTCGCCTGACTTAACGCGTATCGCTGGCCGTCGTTCTGTACATGGTAATTCGCAAACGAGCATTTACGGTGCAACGGCTGGATGCCTGAGCGATTCAGAATTTTTTCCACCCGCAACTGGCGATTCAGGCGGTTGATCTCCTCGCTACGCTTCTGGCCTTCAGCAAGTTGCCACTCGCGCCACTCCGCTACCGTTCTGAATGGGGCGGTTACATGTGGCGGGGTCAGTCTACGGATACGTTCCAGAACGCCGCCTGTCGCAATATTTTTCATGGTTCGTTACCCCCTGAACCCCGGCGGAATTTCGGTGTCCGGTTCAGAAATATGATTCACACAACGCTGTACAGGCGAACGCCCCAGGCGGATAACCAGTTCATCCCATTTTTCGCGAAGCTTTGACGGGCTCATGATGTTTTTTACCCAGAATGGATCCCGCTGTACCCGTCCAAACATTTCGCAAATTTGTCTGTGAGTTCTGCCATCCAGCATCCGCATTGTGCGCACGTCATTGGCCCACGCGGTCCAGTTTGGTTCTTTCGGTCGCGTGATCTCGCCATCATCGCTGGCCGCCTGCTCGTAAAGACTCACGATTCGTCCCCAGATCCACTGTGCGCACGCCAAATCTTCCTGACTTCCCCACTGGCGTTTTTTCGCACTGAACACAACCGCATCAGGGTGTCGGGTTAAAAAATCCTGTTCAGCCGTCTGCGGGTCCGGTTGCGAAGCGTCCGGACAAGAAGATCTTTTATCTGACGGATCAGATTTTAATACTGACGGATCGGGGTCAATCATCGCCCCCCTAACCGACCGTTTTTTATCAACGGTTGATCCATCAAAATTTGACGGGTCAACCGTTGAGGGGTCAATATTTGACGGGTCAACCGTTAACGGGTCATTTTTTGCCGGGCTAATTTTTCTTTTCGGTTTATATGCCTCTCGCGCCGCCGCTGCTGCAGCTTCGAGTTTTTCCACATTAAGCCGGTAGATATTGCTTACGTTACGTCCGCCAACCTTACGCTCTTCCTTTGTCAGCCAGCCGCTCTTTTCCAGTTCCGCTATCGCCGCTTTAACCGTTGATTCACTCTTTGCCCCAATCTGACGACGAATGGTCTCTACTGCAGGCCATGACACACCTTCATCATTGCTGTAGTCTGCAAGACGAGCCATCACTGCCACCCTGGATAAGATCATGCCGGTGAAGGCACACCCTTCCCAGACAAGACCATGAAGCTTGCTGCTCATAAAAAACCCCGAACACCGTGCTTTTAGTGCATCACCACGGCATTTCCTGCCGGGCCACCGCGATTAATCTGGTTGAAACCAGCAATTGCCACCGCAATAAAATCATCTGCATCCCTCACCAGCCGCTCCCGCGTCTCCAGCAGCTCCCGAAAATAGGCTGAACTGTGACTGCGCATTCGGGCCACCAGCAGAGGCGGCATTGCCTTTTCGATCGCAGGTAACAACACCTGAATTTTTTTAACCGCATCAGGAGTGTCTTTCTCTACCCAGCGGAAAATTTTCTGGGTATTGCGAGCCAGGGCTTCAGGATGGCTGTTGTCGTACAGTTCAGGAAACGTCATACTCAACTCAAAATAAGCCCGGGTTATTTCAGCTGCCGGAACCTTTTCGCCATCAGGACGCGCCCAGGCATTCATCGCTATGCGGATGTGTTCATGCTTGATTTTCATGAATCATTTGCCTCTTGATGTTTCAGGTATGATCAAATGAGGATTTGTTACTGTCATTTAGTTGCTTCACTGACATATTCTGCGAATAACATGCCGAACGTCGTAAATATGACCAGTCAATATCAGGACGAAGTTCTTCGCACAGAACGTCACCTCTTGTTGCACGTTCAATTGCTGGACATCTCTCTGCAGGCAATTGACGTACCCCTTTGATCCATTGATTTACGCTTGGAGGTGATACACCTAAAAGCCTAGCCATTGCTGATTGCCCACCGACAACAGCACAAGCTCGCTTGAATGAATAGTTCTCTTTTTTCATCGAATGAACTCCAAAAACACACAGAGATATTAGGCGACGCCTAATACCAATGTCAATAGGCTATGCCTAATGCAGTAAGGGTAGGGATTGCCTAATACAATGAGCATAGGAGAATATTAAGCAATGCTTAGTGGTAAAGACTTAGGCCGAGCAATAGAGCAGGCCATTAACAAAAAAATCGCATCGGGATCCGTCAAATCAAAGGCGGAGGTCGCTCGCCACTTCAAAGTCCAACCACCATCAATCTATGACTGGATTAAGAAAGGCTCCATAAGTAAAGATAAACTTCCAGAATTATGGCGTTTCTTTTCTGATGTTGTTGGTCCAGAGCATTGGGGGCTTAACGAATACCCCATACCAACCCCCACCAACTCAGATACAAAAAGTGAACTTTTAGACATAAACAACCTTTATCAGGCAGCCTCTGATGAAATAAGAGCGATTGTAGCTTTCCTGTTATCAGGAAATGCTACAGAACCAGACTGGGTTGACCACGATGTTCGCGCCTACATAGCAGCGATGGAAATGAAAGTTGGTAAGTATCTGAAAGTTCTAGAATCTGAACGGAAAAGCCAGAACATCACAAAAACTGGAACTTAAACTTATATGGTCTGACGGAAAACTCCTGGATTCCGTTATTTAATCCCTCCCATCACTTTTTTCATTCGCATCACCTATTAGGTTACGCCCAGAACATTAGGCAAAGCCTATTGACAATCAATTAGGCATTACCTATAGTTCCAGCATGCCACCCACCCCGCCCCACAGCACGCAGGGCAATACTTCGAGTTACCAGGCAGTGGTCAGGGGTTAAGTAGCCAGCCCGAGGCGTAAGAACATGACGGCAGGGTTCAACTTTAACTATGCAGCAGGTTTTTGTTCCGCTACCCCGGCGTTAAGGGGAAATGAGGTCAGCATGGATACTATCGATCTTGGCAACAACGAATCTCTGGTGTACGGCGTGTTTCCCAACCAGGACGGCACGTTCACCGCGATGACGTATACCAAAAGTAAAACGTTTAAAACCGAAGCTGGCGCGCATCGCTGGTTAGCAAGAAACTCTGACTGATGAGGTTGACGATGGAATTTAAAGATTTACCTACTTCAATCCAGGAGATTGCAGCACACACACTTCGTCATCGTCTGAACGAACTTGCATTGGAATCGGTAACGAAAAAAGACACTGATAATATGGCTCCTAATGTGCGCGATGCGTTTACCGGATTGTATTTCTGTGCGTCTGTAAATAAACACGACTCAGAGAGTGTGGCAAATAAAATTGCAGAAACGACAGCGCAAAACATCAATACGAAACCAACGGAAGAAGAAATTGATCAGTTTGCTCATGATGCTGGTTTAAAAAACAAGAAAGAAAAATCGCCATATGCGGGGAACATGTTTGTTTATGACAATCTCATCAGAATTCGTGGCGAAATTCCGGCGGAATACCTAGCAAGAGTCCATCAGGCATTGCTTAAAAATCTGGAAACAGAATTATTTGATGGCAACACTAACGGTTTCTTCATGGTATCAGGCCTTGAGAAAGACTGGGATGCAGAAAAACGCTGGAATGTTGCTACATGGTTATTCAGTAACAGAGCCGCTGCCCTAGAAGCTTCGGCATGTATTTGCGGCCTGTTCTTAACAGACCACAAATATAATCTGGATGTGTACAGTTATATTTACGCTGAACACGGTCCGCTCTGGATTGACTGGTAATTATAAGGAAACACCAGCAGGGCCGCGGCGACCAACAGAACGATTAAAATCAATAATGCCATTATAAAGGACATTATTTAATTTATCGTCGAATGCTGATTCTGTGAGCCTCAACTCTGAATGAGTTTTTAATAACCCTGATTGCCTGAGTTGATTTACCAGGCATTCAATCTGTTTTTCAATAAGCGGATTTCTTTTTTTGTTTGGCATTTTATCCTCCATTGAGGTTCTGGGTTAAAAATGGAGACCAACACGCTGTCACGTGTGGTCGTGCGCCGGACACGGATAAGAATCCGGTACTGACAGTTTACTGAAAGGATATATCCCTGAAAAGCCAGGGCATAACGCGAAAGCGCACGGCGAAATTGGTCTCTCTGTACGGTGTCGTTAAATTTAATTCGACCGTGCGCTTCCGGTTGTGGCACTCCGCGAAATGGCGCGGCGGTAAGTATGGCGGGGTTATTCCTTCCCCGTTGAGGACACCGGGTTATCAGGTTGACCATACGCTTAAGTGACAACCCCGCTACAACGCCCTCTGTTATCAATTTTCTGGTGGCGTTTGGCGGTATCAGTTTTACTCCGTGACTGCTCTGCCGCCCTTTTTAAAGTGAATTTTGTGATGCGGTGAATGCGGCTAAGCGCACGCGGAACAGTTAAAACCAAAAACAGTGTTATGGGTGGATTCTCTGTATCCGGCGTTAATTGTTAACTGGTTAACGTCACCTGGAGGCACCAGGCACCGCATCAACAAAGTTCATTTGTAAAAATGGAGATAATTATGATTGCTCATCACTTCGGAACTGATGAGATTCCTCGTCAGTGCGTGACTCCCGGTGATTATGTTATTCATAAAGGAAGAACATATATTGCTTCGGTAAACAACATTAAAAAACAACGGCTCTATATTCGTGATTTTTCCACACAACACTGTATTAAGGAAACCATGATTAAAGTCTTCCTTGGTCGTGATGGTTTACCTGTAAAAGCAGAGTCATGGTGAGCAGTAATAAAATAACTGCCACAATACGACATTCAGCTTAATGAATACATCAGATTTAATTCTTATATGCCAGCAATGGCAGGGATTTGTTCATCCTTAAATCTGTAATGAGGTTAAAACAAAATGAGTAAAGTCTTTATTTGCGCCGCCATTCCGGACGAACAGGCAATAAAGGAAGAAGGTGCAATTGCTGTAGCCACTGCCATTGAAGCCGGTGACGAACGCCGCGCCCGTGCCAAATTTACCTGGCAATTCCTGGAGCAATATCCGGCTGCTCAGGACTGCGCTTATAAATTTCTTGTCTGCGAGGATAAACCCGGCATGCCCCGCCCTGCTATCGACTCCTGGGATACCGAATATATGCAGGAAAACCGCTGGGATGAGGAATCCGCTTCCTTTATTCCGGTCGAACCAGAATCCGATCCGATGAACGTCAATTTTGACAAGCTGTCCCTTGAAGTACAGAACGCGGTCCTGGTTAAGTTCGGTACATGTGAAAACATCACCGTTGATATGGTGATTAGTGCTCAGGAATTACTGCAGGAGGACATGGCAACATTCGACGGGCATATCGTTGAGGCATTGATGAAAATGCCTGAAGTTAACGTCATGTATTCAGAGCTTAAGCTGCTCGCCATCGGGTGGGTTAAACATAAATGTAAGCCGGGTGCAAAATGGCCTGAGATCCAGACAGAATTACGCACCTGGAAAAAACGTCGCGAAGCCGAACGCAAAGAAACCGGGAAATACACGTCTGTTGTTGATCTTGCCCGCGCCAGAGTCAACCGGCAGAACACTGAAAACTCAGTAGCGAAAATCCCCCCAGCCACTGCCACCATTCGTCGCGAATACAAGCAGACATGGAAAACACTGGATGATGAACTGGCCTACGCTCTGTGGCCTGGTGACATTGATGCCGGAAACATTGACGGCAGCATCCATCGCTGGGCAAAAAATGAAGTTATCGACAACGACCGCGAAGACTGGAAGCGTATCTCGGCATCAATGCGCAAACAGCCTGATGCCCTTCGCTACGACCGCCAGACTATTTTTGGCCTTGTCCGTGAACGTCCGATCGACATTCACAAAGCCCCTGTGGCACTGAACAAATACATTACTGAATACCTGACTACAAAGGGCGTGTTTGAAGATGAAGGAACAAATCAGAGCGCAACTGATACTCTCTCGTCGCCAGTACCAGAAACTGATGCAGTGGAAACGGCAATTCCGGACAACGAAAAAACCGAATGCAAAGTGGAAGTCGAACCATCTGTAGAGCGTGAAGGGCCGTTCTACTTCCTCTTCACAGATAAGGATGGCGAAAAATATGGTCGCGCAAACAAACTTTCTGGTCTGAATAAGGCGCTGACTGCAGGGGCTACTGAAATCACGAAAGAAGAATATTTTGCCCGCAAAAACGGTACATACTCAGGTTCACAACAAAATACTGGTGCATCTGACACGACCGCACAACCAGAGCCGGTAAAAGTTACCGCTGAAGAAGTAAACAAAATTATGCAGGCAGCCAATATCAGCCAGCCTGACGCCGATAAGTTGCTTGCTGCCTCTCGCGGAGAATTTGTTGCAGGGATTAGCGACCCGAATGATCCGAAATGGGTGAAGGGGATTGAAACCCGCGACTCTGTAAACCAGAACCAGCAAGAATCGGAACAGAACGACCAGAAAACGGAACAAAACAGCCCAAATGCGCAACAAAACGAGCCAGAAACGAAACAGGTTGAACCAGTAGCGCAACAGGAGCCGGAAAAAGCCTGCACCGCCTGCGGTCAGACCGGCGGCGGTAGCTGCCCTGATTGTGGTGCGGTGATGGGCGACGCAACATACCAGGAAATATTCGATGAAGAGAATCAGCCTGAAGTTCAGGAAAATGATCCGGAGGAAATGGAAGGCACTGCGCATCAGCACAAGGAGAACACTGGCGGCAATCAGCATCATGCCAGAGATAGTGAAACTGGCGAGGCGTCAGATCCCTTAATTAAGGCGAACGGTCATCATAATCTCACATCCACCAGCAGAGCGGGGATTCATCTGATGATCGACCTTGAAACCATGGGAAAAAATCCTGATGCCCCGATTATCTCAATAGGTGCAATATTTTTCGATCCGCAAACCGGAGATATGGGACCGGAATTTAGTAAGACTGTCGATCTGGAAACTGCTGGCGGAGTCATTGATCGGGACACCATTAAATGGTGGCTTAAGCAATCACGCGAAGCGCAATCTGCCATTATGACCGATGAAATCCCGTTAGATGATGCACTGTTACAATTGCGGGAATTTATCGACGAAAACTCCGGTGAATTTTTTGTTCAGGTCTGGGGAAATGGAGCAAACTTCGACAACACGATTTTGCGCCGTTCATACGAACGGCAGGGGATCCCCTGCCCGTGGCGTTACTACAACGATCGCGATATACGCACAATCGTTGAGCTGGGGAAAGCCATAGACTTCGATGCCAGAACTGCTATCCCATTCGAAGGTGAGCGCCATAATGCACTTGATGACGCTCGTTACCAGGCAAAATACGTTTCAGCTATCTGGCAAAAACTGATCCCGAGTCAGGCTGATTTTTAATGTTCAACCCTAATTGCCGCTAACCGTATATAGTTAGCGGCGGTTATGAGATATGGCTATGAGCAGCTTATTTTTAACCGAAGATGAATTGCTAATATTAACGGGCTGCAAATATGCAAGCCACCAGCGAAAATGGTTAATGGAAAACGGGCTTCCGTTCTATACCAATCGTAGTGGCAAACCGATTGTCAGCCGGGATCTATTTACCTGCAATAAAACTTTACCACCGCGCGAGATAGAGCCGAATTTTGGTGCAATCTGATGGGAAGACGAAGGAAAAATCCTGAACACGAAAAATTACCTCCAAATGTATACCCAAATAAATATAGTTATGTATGGAAACCAACATCCAGAGAATCTGTCACACTAACCGCCATCAAGGATGGTTTAGCTGCTTTATGGAAAAAGTATGAGGAAACTGTAAATAATCGCGATCGCGCAATGACATTCGGTCGCTTGTGGGAAAAATTCCTCGCCAGCGCCTATTACAGTGACCTCAGTCCAAGAACACAAAAAGATTATCTGCAACATCAAAAAAAGTTGCTTGCCGTATTCGGTAAGGTGCCGGCAGATTCCATAAAACCAGAACACATCCGTCGATACATGGACAAGAGAGGGGAACAGAGTAAAACGCAAGCCAACCATGAAAAAAGCAGTATGTCCCGCGTTTACAGTTGGGGGTATGAGCGAGGGTACGTGAAGGGTAACCCATGCGCAGGTGTAAGTAAATTCAAGGCCAAAAACCGCGAACGATATGTAACCGACAAAGAATACCAGGCAGTATTAAGTGTTGCACCTCTTCCTGTTTTTATCGCAATGGAAATTGCCTATCTGTGTGCAGCGAGGGTTTCCGATGTGTTATCACTGAAATGGGAGCAGATTGGAAACGACGGGATCTTTATCCAGCAAGGGAAAACAGGGAAAAAACAGATAAAAGCATGGAGTCCACGATTACAGGCGGCGATCGAAAAAGCAAAACAGTTACCAACATCTGCCTATGTAATCAGCAATCAATATGGCAACCGATATATGTACAAAGGTTTTAACGAAATGTGGGTAGAAGCAAGAAATCACGCAGGCAAAATTTCAGGTATTTTAACCGACTTCACCTTTCATGATCTGAAGGCGAAAGGAATTTCAGACTATGAAGGAAGCAGCCGGGATAAGCAACTTTTCTCTGGTCACAAAACCGAAGGGCAAGTGCTAATCTATGACAGAAAGGTTAAAGTTTCACCAACACTTGATGTCCCGTTACCTGATAATATTCCAAGAAAATATTCCAAGTAATTCCAAGTGTGATTTTTGTCACTGACTTAATGATGTGTAAGTGATTGAATTTTGGCGGAGAGAGGGGGATTTGAACCCCCGGTGGAGTTGCCCCCACTCCGGTTTTCGAGACCGGTCCGTTCAGCCGCTCCGGCAT